AATACAGTCGCTATAGGCGATAGTATTATGACATTAAACAGCGATGAGACGGGCACACCCTCTGCAAATGCAGGTCTTGAAGTAGAAAGAGGAAATGCAACAAATGTGTCTCTTCTTTGGAACGAGGGAAATGATAACTGGACAGTCAGCGATGGAAGTGCTACTTCCGTTCTGTTGACCGCAGCTAATCTTGCAGCGACCTTTACCGGTATTCTTGACGGCGGCACTTACTCATAATATTAATCTCTAGCGTATATACGCAGGTACTAGGAGAGCCAAATGGCACAAACAATAAAATTAAAACGCTCGGCAGCGACGGGTAATGCTCCCACTGCCGCCCAAATTGATTTGGGAGAGCTTGCTATAAATACCACAGATGGTAGGGTATACATGAAAAAGGGTGATAATAGTATTCTCACCCTTAACCCCCATGCTTTATCTGAAATTACAAATGATATGTGGGAAGTCACTACTTCAGTACCTAGTTCCGGAGGGTCACACCCTGCAGGTTATGTCTGGTACATAGTATAACATGACTATTAAGGTGCACCACGGTGGGAATCTCGTAGAGCCCACGCAGATTATTGTAAAGGGTGCTTCTGGCACTCTTCGTGCAGTTAACTTCGTCTTAGCAAAAACCGCAAACACCTTTCTTACTGCGTGGCAAGGGATCTACTCGACTAATCGAGGGACTACTACTGCCTTTAATACTTCAACCGCTTTTACTACTACGTTCAATACCAGTGCTACTACTAATGTAAACACTACTACTGCGTATGACACTACTTTTGATACCACCACAGCTACTAGCGTAAGCACTACGACTACTTTTGACACAGTATTTGATACAAGCCTTATCACCGCTAAAAGCACCTCTACCGCTTTCAATACCACCTTTGCTACTAGCTTAGCAACAACAGTTGGCACCTCTACCGTATACCTTACTACCTTTGAGACTACTCGGGCAAGTAACACAGTCTACGAAACTACTAGAGGCACTAGTAAGTCTACTACGACTACTTTTGTAACGGCATTCGACACAAGTTTGGGTACTTCTCGTAGCACTACCTCTACTTTTGCAACTAATTTTGCTACTAGTACCTCTGTGACAACAGCTACAGTGTATAATACTACACGCGCTACCTCTACAAGTCGCACTACAACGTTTGATACAACGTTTCAAACCTCTAATATTACTACAGTGGCTACGCTTACTTCAAGAGCTACAGGTACGAGTAAAGCTACTGCAACTGTATATAATACTACACTAGCTACGGCTACGAGTAGTATTACTGCAAGAGGGACAACTACTGTATATAATACTACTCTAAGTACTACTACTGCGTATACTACTACTTTCAATACGGCTTCTGTATTCGTAACTCAGCGAGCAACCACTACTACTTATAATACATCTTATAATACTGCTATAGCTACGGGACGTAGTACAACTACAACTTTTACAACTGCTACTACTCGTGGTACTACTACTGCTTTCAATACTACGACTACCTTTAACACGTCGAAAGCTACAACTACTACATATACCTCTTCATTTAACACCGGCAGAATAACTAGTAAAGCTACGGCAACTTCGAGAAATACAGTATATACGTCTACTTTTGGAACCTCTCGGGATACTGCTACCAGTGTTGCAACTGCTACAGCCTATACTACTGCTACCACTTTTAACACGAGTAGGGCTACTACGAGTGTATTTAATACTGCCCGTAATACTGCTGAGAGTCGTAATACTACTACTAGTAGAAACACGGGTACAACGTTTGGAACTACTACAGCTTATGTAACTAATAGTGTATTTGGTACAAGTATAAACACTGCTGAGAGTCGTAATACTATCACTAGTAGAGGTACCTCTACAGCGTTTGGAACTACTACAGCTTATACTACCGGTACTACGTTTAATACAAGTATAAACACTGCTGAGAGTCGTAATACTACTACCAGTAGAGGCACCTCTACAGCGTTTGGAACTACTACAGCTTATGTAACTAATAGTGTATTTGGTACAAGTATAAACACTGCTGAGAGTCGCAATACTACTACCAGTAGAGGCACCTCTACAGCGTTTGGAACTACTACAGCTTATACTACCGGTACTACGTTTAATACCAGCAGAAACACATTGGAAAGTCGTAACACCGCTCGTAACACGGCTGAGAGTCGTAACACTGCGACCAGTAAAAACACATTGGAAAGTCGTAACACCGCTCGTAACACGGCTGAGAGTCGTAACACTGCGACCAGTAAAAACACATTGGAAAGTCGTAACACCGCTCGTAACACCGCGGAGAGTCGTACCACTGCGACCAGTAAAAACACTACTACTAGCTATAATACAGCGAAAAATACAACTACTAGCTATAACACCGCTCGTAACACCGCTGAGAGTCGTAACACTGCGACCAGTAAAAACACTACTACTAGCTATAATACAGCGAAAAATACAACTACTAGCTATAACACCGCTCGTAACACCGCTGAGACCCGTAGCACTAGTACAGTTAAAGGTACACTCACTTCGTTTAATACTAGTAAGAATACAAGTACTAGCTATAATACAGGTCGTGGCACATATAGAGGTACGTCTAGAACAACTACGGCCGCATACAGCGCAGACCAATATAGCAGAGCCAACCCGGTGACGTCATCATCATACTTCTGGAGACATAACGGACTCGTTCCCAACCAGGCGTATCTTATATGGGCGGGGGTTGATAAGTCTCCTAGTACAATTCCTTACACGGCTACTAGTTTTGCGAATGCCGATGGGTACACGTACTATAAGAGGGCTTTAGTCGAAAATGTCGCTGGTAATTATAAAGGTAGCGCATACACGGAGAATTATTATAGAATAAGAAGAAGACTTACTAATGCCTCTTATACTACAAGCTTTGTAACAGCCTATACTACTGTATTTGGTACGAGTAAAAACACTTCAACTACTTTTGGTACAAGCAGAAATACTACTACGTCCAAGAATACAACTACAGCCTATACTACTGCAACTACTTTTGGTACGAGTAAAAACACTTCAACTACTTTTGGTACAAGCAGAAATACAAGTACTAGCTATAATACAACTACAGCCTATACTACTGCAACTACTTTTGGTACTAGTAAATCTACTTCAACTACTTTTGGTACAAGTAAGGCTACTTCAACTGTTTTTGGTACCTCTACTGCGTATACTACTGCTACTACTTTTGGTACTACTTATACTACTAACACTGTATTTGGTACTGCTACTGCGTATACTACTGCTACTACTTTTGGTACTACTTATACTACTAACACTGTATTTGGTACTGCTACTGCGTATACTACTGCTACTACTTTTGGTACTACTTATACTACGGGCACTACTTTTAATACTAGTCGTAACACTGCTGAGTCTCGTACTACTGGAACGAGTAGAAACACTAGTACGGCCTTTGCTACTTCTACAGCGTATGTAACTAATAGTGTGTTTAATACTAATCGTAATACTGCTGAGTCTCGTACTACTGGAACGAGCAGAGGTACTACTACGGCCTTTGCTACTTCTACAGCATATGTAACTAATAGTGTATTTAATACTGCCCGTAATACTGCTGAGTCTCGTACTACTGGAACGAGTAGAGGTACTACTACGGCCTTTGCTACTTCTACAGCGTATGTAACTAATAGTGTGTTTAATACTAGTCGTAATACTGCTGAGTCTCGCACGACTTCTACTAGTAGGAACACGGGTACTGCTTTTGCAACTTCTACAGCGTACACTACGGCTACTACTTATAATACTAGTCTCGCAACTACTACTACCTATAATACTGCTCTCAATACGGCAGAAAGTAGAAATACTAGTAGTGTATTTGGTACCTCTACCGCTTTTAACACAGGTATAGTTACAACTAGAGGCACTACTTTTAATACCACTACAGCCTATACTACTACCTTTGGAACAAGTATTATTACAGACCGTGCTACTACTACAGTCTATGCTACTACACTAGGAACACTAACTTCTAGAAGCACTGTTAGCACCTTTGGTACAAATACTACTCGTAGCAGTACAACGACATTTACTACTACCTTTGTTACTGCTAATGCTACAACAAGAGCTACAACTTCCGTATTTAACACTAGTATTGCAGTTTCTACAAACAGAGGCACAAGCAAAGCTACGACTACTACGTTTAATACGTCTAGAGCTAGTACTACTACGTATACTACTACTTTTAATACTACTACTACGTTTAATACTAGTAAGAATACTACTACGTCGTTTAATACAACTACTGCGTTTAATACTACGACTACATATACTACTGCGTTTGATACTGCATTAGGTACAGCTAGAACTACTACTTTTAATACGACTACTACGTTTAATACAACGCATAATACTACGACTACGTTTAACACAACTACTGTGTTTAATACTACTATTGCTACTACTACAGCTTTTACCACTACTTTTGGTACTTCCGTAGCCACTACGCTTGCGACAACTACCTCGTATAATACAGTATTCAATACTAGTTTAGCAACTACTACTACTTTTAATACATCTTTGAGTACCTCAAAGAGTACTACTAGTGCTTATGACACAACTTTCGATACTAGTGGAGGAACTACAAGAGCTACTACCACTACATATACAACGTTGTTTGGAACTTACGCAGCCACAACACTTGCTACAACCACTGCGTTTACTACGGCCTTTGCAACAAGCTTAGGCACAACTAAGACTACGGTCACTCCGGGCGCTGTAACAGTATATGAGACTTTAGCTACCACTACTCTTGCTACAGCTACATCTGTTTCTACTAATACTGTGATTTATGAAAGAGTTACAGGTACGGGAGCTACTACCGAAGTTTTATCAGGGTCAGATTATAACACATCATATTGGGATGGATCACAATGGACAGAATAGAAAAAGAACTAAAAGGTATGTCTCATAGACTAGAGACTACTATTGAAATAATCATGGAGCACTTTAGAGAGACAGAAGAGCGTATAGAAGAACTTGAAGACATCATAGAGGAGCTAAGAGATGGCCTTGCAAAAACTGGCTGAAAATGATGTACTTGGAAATAGTGCTGCACACTTCTTTAAATCGGGGAACATAGTAAGGGGCTCAGAGATTGTTGGTCTTGCAGAACTAAAGGACCTTCTCCCTACTAAAGGCCCTAATGGAACTAATGTAGAGTATGATATATGGTATGATATGGCAGACCAAGAGAGAGTTCATGGTTATATGTATACAGATGCAATGGCTAAGTTCTTATATATTAGAGCTGCAGGAGCGTATTGGACACATAAGATTATGCAACAAGCCTCTAAAGAGCCTATCACAGAAGAAGGAGAAAGAATTTTTCAAGACCTTGCAGAGAATAGTGTAGACAAGTACAAACTTCGTAAAGCTAGATCCCAGCATGATTTTGTTATTTTTCTTCCTGGTACTAATATAATCAAAGAAGCTTTAGACTGGGATAAGATGGAGAACGCTATAAAACAAGGAGCTAAGTTAAAGTGCCACCCAATTACAGCTCCCGGTCTAGTTGCCAATCTTAAACACCGGTACGGGGAAGAGAACATACTAGATAAGAAGCTCTCCGGTCACGAACTAATGGCGGGAGCAAGTATTGTAGGATGTTGTGAGAATTCAGAGATGGGTATTGTATCTCTAGCTCAGGGCAAAAAGACTTACTTGTTTGGCCACGGACATAAACATTTAACATATAGTGCTCTATACAATACTATATGGAAAGGGGGCAAGGCTGATGTAAATAAGCTAAAATCTATACTCTCTGCCAAGTATTCGGGAATGATACCAGTAATAGCAGAAAGCCCTCAAGAGTATATTAACTCATACTTTAACCACTACAAGGAGATGCCTCATGTCAAACCTAGAAATAATAATCCTTGAGTGTAATGACTTAACGGCTTTAACAGTAAATTCAATAAAGAAAAATATGCCCAGAGCTAAGTATAAAGTTGTACCAGCGAAAGGAAGGAGTAAGATAGGTACTGCTTTATCTCACGCAAAGGGTATAACCTTAGTAGTTACGAGCGGCTTAGTTCTTAATATTAAACATGGAGACTTACCTCCTGAAAGTAAACTAGAGCAATATGCCTTGTCTGTTAGTAGAGAGGGGGTCTATGTAGACCATCCTAAGCACTCCACTTCTTACAATTTAGTAAACAGTAATATAACTAAGGGCTTTATTGACCTCTGTATCTTCATAATCAATCCTGCTAAGTGGTTTGAGATACCTACTAAAGACTCAGGAGTTGTAGGAGATAAAAAGACTTTATTTATGCCTAGATATATTAATCACAAGTCAGATCCTATACTGAAAGACTGTATAGGGGCTTACGAGGCATTTAAATACGGTATGGCAGGAGAGACTGCTGCAGTGTATAATTACTTACCTAATTTAATCTCTGGTAAAGCAACACCGATAGAGACATTTGCATATTGTTTTGATAAGCTGGAAGAGTATTCGGAAGGATTACCGGAATATAAAAGAAAACAAGTACTTAATCTTGCACAAAAAACTAAAACAAGAGTAGGTAAGCTAAGGCCTCAGCTATTGGCCACTAAAGGAGAATAAAATGGAACCAGATGAATTAACATATGAGGGAGACGAGGCTACAGGAGTACCCCCTACCACGTTACCCACGGTAGAGCTATAATGGCTATTTCAACTACTTTTAGATTCGATACTCCAGATACCGAGGGAGACTTGGTTGTTGGAAAATCTAATAATGTCGTGTCGGGAAGGTACATTAAAAGAGATACGCTTACTGACGCTATACACCATAATAGTACTATAGTGTACCACCCAGACTATTCTTTTCTTATGGAGCTGAGGAGTCTGAGTTCGGCTATATCAGGCTCTTGGGAGATTGAGTGGGAGTGGGAACCAGGTCAGTATACGGAAGCACAGATAGATACGTTTATCAGTGTCTCACATAATGATAACTATACAACACTAAAAGATTTTGCCAACCATAAAGTTACTAAAACTCTTGCTAATGCGGATGTTGCTTTAACTTCCTGGGGTACTGCGTTACGGCAGACCTATGGTCTAGACTCAGCAAGCTGCTGTATTAGAGCAACTTCGGAAGGTGTCTACACTTGTATAAGTATATACAATAATAACTATAGTTTATATACTGTAGAGTCTGTAACAATAGAGGCAGGGGCATCACTAACCATTGATAAGCAAGGCACTACGTGTCACTTATACACTATGGGAGAGTTACATAGCGGGGATACTGCGTTACCCGGCTTTCGTATATACAACTTAACTTCTAGCAGCACAACTTTAACTAACAATAACAGTACTCGGGTTAGGATAACTCGGGTGTATAAATAGGGGAATACTATGTGGAATCCAATAAAAATATTTAAATTAACGAAAATACTGTGGAGAAGAGGGGAAGGATACGAGGGCGTAGACGAGTTAGATGCAGCAAGTGTAGCCGTTCAACTAAATGGGCAAATGGAGTTTCCTTCTAACCTTAAAGTAGTACTATTTCTTAGAAGTTCAGATAAAGGGCGAGATATTCTTTGGGGGCGTAAGAACTACTCTAAAGAATATCAGCAGGGCACTATCATCCCCCATATTACAGATCAAAAAATTATGGAAGGGTATACACCTAATACTGTAGGGGGCCATTATCAAAACTTGATAAAGACGTGGTCTTTTAAAGAACTCTGGGATAAAAGGTTTGAGTTAAAAACTGATCACTGGAGGCACGAGGTCCGATCTAACGTCTCTAGACACGTATTTTTATGTCATGACTTTCAGCATGTTGTGTTCAGGTATGATACGTCTCAGATGGGTGAAGCGTGTATCCAAGCCGTAACGGCTACGATGATAAAACACTCTGGACCTAAGTACGCCTCCTACGTTATAGCTCTTAGACTATGTCACCAGTATAAAAGCTGGCAGCCAATGAGAATATTAAAAGAAGCATATACACTAGCAAAGGTTGTTGATCCCGCTTTCTGGCTGCTCAACCCGCTAGAGATTATTGGCATGGATATTCAGGAGGCTAGAGATAAGTATAATATAGGCACTCCGGATGAGTACATAAAGTTTTCTAATAAGCATAAGGAAAACTTTAGGTTTGACCAAATACATCCAGAGTACGAGGATAAAAGAGTATGTTTATAAAAGATAAGAAGTGGGACTGGCCAATACTTAAAGTGTTAAAAGGAGAGCGCAAACTTAGTATTAAATTCATAAGAGACCTTTTAATTTTTGTCTTTCTCTTTAAGATTATTATCATAAATGGATCAATAGTACTTTCGAATACTTTATTTGGAACAGACTTTGCTTACGGCCCAATACTAAGAGCTTTCGGCCTCTTATAACAACCTATAAAAAAGCCCCAATTAAGGGGCTTTTCGTTATGCTTCTTGTTTAAACTCTTCCATACCTTCTCGTAATAGACTAACATAACCCGATTGCATCATATTATATCTCTGCGTCTCCAGCTCTAACTCTTCTATTTTGGCTCTAGTATGTCCAATTTGTACTAATGAGTGCCTTACCTGCTCTGGTAAGTCTTCAAAGTAGTACACTTCATCATCAATAGTTACTTCTTCTTTCTTATACTCTGCTGCTTTTATATCTGTCATTTTAATTCCTTATTTAAAAATATCTTGCCAATTGCCAGTGGTGCTCGCTTTAGAGTACTCAGTAGCGCGGTTTTCAAAGAAGTTGGCGTGCTCAACTCCATTAAGCATATAGTCTAGCCAGTCCAAAGGATTCTTCTCACTTCCAAAAATCTTCTTCAAGCCTAGTCCTAGTAGTCTTCGATCTGCAATATACCGAATGTATAATTTTACGTCTTCAGGCGTTAAATCGGGTACATCTGCGCCTTCAAAACATAGGTCAATAAAGGCATCTTCAAGTTCTACAGAACGTTCTGCTGCACAATAGATTTCATACTTCAAATCATCGTTCCATAGCTCTGGATTTTCTTGAATAAAGACACGGAATAACTGAGACATACCTTCAACGTGCAAACTCTCATCTCGTACAGACCAAGTAACGATCTGACCCATACCCTTCATAAGATTATGACGAGGGAAGTTCAATAGAATTGCAAAGCTACTAAACAACTGCACACCTTCTGTGAAGCCGGAGTAGATAGCCATAGTCTTAGCAATATCCATCTTAGTATCCATCCCGAAATTACTAAGGTGTTCATGCTTATCCATCATGGCTTTATGCTTCATGAACTCCTGGTACTCATCATCTCCGTACCCAAGAGTCTCTAGTAGTAGTGAGTATGCCTCCTGGTGTACAGCTTCCATCGCAGCAAAAGCTACTAGCATCATTCTCACTTCAGGCTGTTGAAAGGTAGGTAAGTAATGCTTAGCGTAGCCACAGCATACGTCAACGTCAGCTTGTGTAAAGAAGCGAAAGATGTTGGACAACAATAACTTGTTGCCCTCACTTAGGTTTTCACGAAAATCTTTCAAGTCATCCGCAAGGTTTACTTCGTCTGGCAACCAGTGCATATGTTGCTGAGATTTGTAGTGTTCAAATGCCCACGGGTAATTAAACGGCTTATAAAATTCTCTTTCTTCTAGTAAATTACTCATGCTAACCACTCTCCTATTTTCACAGCGGACTGTAGACCTACTACTCTGCGAACTTCTTTTCCTTTATCATCTACAAGTACCATTGTAGGTACTCCTCTTATTCCATAGTCTCCTGCTTTCTGAGGCTTTTGATCTATGTCGATCTCTTCTAACTCATAAGGCAGTTCCATTGTATCAAGTGTTTTTCCTAACATCTTACATGGCTGGCACCAACTTGCGCCAAACTTTATTATCTTCATTCTAACCCTCACACGCTAAACAAGCGTTCTCGTCGATACTATCGAACATATATGCTCTTAATGCCTCATCTGATACAGTTTCGGCCCGCTTCATTGCTTCACTTCTCAAGTAGTACAAAGTTTTTACACCCTGCTTCCAGGCCATCATGTGGATAGCGTGTAACTCTTGCTTAGCTACATCAGCAGGGAAGAATATATTCAGAGACTGACTCTGGCAAATGTGCTTCTGTCTATCTCCTGCTAACTCAATAATCCACCTCTGATCTATTTCAACTGCTGTTTTAAATACCTCTTTAGTGTAATCATCCAAGAAGTCAAGATGCTGACAGCTACCTCCATTAGTGATAATACTCTTCCAAACTTCGTCCGTATTTTGATCAATCTCATCGAGAGCGTGTTCCAGATACTCATTTTTAAGAAGGCTTGAACCACTTTTTGTCTTTTGAGTGAACGCATTAGCTCGGTAAGGCTCAATACTAGGGCTTGTATTCCCACAAATAATACTACTAGAAGCATTAGGGGCAACAGCAAGAAGGTGAGCGTTCCGAACACCTGAACCAACACCATCAGGGCATTCCCCTCGCTCGACTGCGAGTTCCTTTGTTGCACGTACTGCCTCCGCTTTAATTCGTGTAAACATTCTATTGTTTGCACCCTTTGCCAACACACTCTCAAATGGAATATTATGGCGTTGAAGATAAGCATGGAATCCCATAGCTCCTAAACCGATACTTCTTTCTCTTTCTGCACTCAACTTAGCTCTGTATAGCTCATCGGGGGCGTTTTCAATAAAGTAATCTAACACATTATCTAACATTCTTACTAGGTCAGGAATAAATTGATCATTGTCTTTCCACTCATCGTACTCTTCTAGGTTTACACTAGATAGGCAGCATACTGCTGTACGCTCTGAGGTAGTCGCAAGAGTAATTTCAGAACATAAGTTAGAGTGATGTACTTGTAAACCTAGGTCTTTCTGAAATTGTGGTAAAGCTGCCTGAACTGTGTCTTTAAACATGACATATGGCTCACCTGTTTCAACACGGTTCTGAACTAGCTTTACCCAAAGAGTCTTAGCTGATACAGTTTTTATTACTTTCTTACTATTTGGATCAATTAGATCCCATGAGTCATCAAAACCCTCTTCTCTCGTAGCGCCTTCGATTAGCTCCATGAACTCATCAGGTATAATAATAGCATGGTGGAGATTAGTAGATTTTCGGTTAACATCACCCCCAGTTGGCTTGCGAATATCCAAGAACTCTTCGACTTCTGGGTGAGATATATCCAAATATGCTGCATAACTTCCTCTTCGTGTTACGCCTTGCGAGAATGCTAACATCTCCGCATCGACTACTTTTAAAAACGGAATTACTCCAGTACTCTCTGACCCCGCAGAGGTTTTACTACCTACTGATCTAACATCATTCCAACAACCGCCAATACCACCACCTACGCTAGAGAGAAACGCGTTCTCCGTATAGTGACCTGTAATACCTTGACGACTATCTTCTGCATAGTTCAGAAAACAACTAATAGGCATACCGCGAGAGGTACCTCCATTAGTTAGGATAGGCGTAGAGAACATAAACCATAGCTTACTAGCATAGTCATACAATCTCTGTGCGTGTGCTTCGTCATCCGCGAAAGTACGGGCTGCTCGTGCGAACGCATCCTGGGGAGATGTTTCCCCTTCTACTAGGTAACGATCTTCTAAAGTTTTAATACTAAACTCTGATAGATACCTATCTCTTTTATAATTAAGCTGCATTCATCATTCTCCGTTCTATCTCGAACAAATTGTCCGAACCGATTGCATCATCGCAATATGTTACCAAGTCCATTAGCTCGTAGTTCATAAGTAGCACTTCTGCATTCTCATTAAGCTCTTGGATATACTTATAATGTCCTGCTAGTGGTACACTGTCATAGATTGACATTGCATCCCCGTATTGTTCAATTAGCTGTGTCGCCCTCTTGGGGCCTATGCCATTAATACCGGGGACGTTATCGCCCTTATCTCCAGTTAAGCATTTAAAGGATATATAATCCTCAGGGGCTACATCGTAGTGCTCTCCCCAATTACTTATTGTAACCTCTTTACGAGTTACATAAGAAAATCTATTTACACCGTCTTGAATAAGTAAGTCCCAATCTCGGTCACTTGATACCATCCAAATCTCATCTAAACCGTACTTAGTCTTTTGCTTAACGAGGTGGGCAGCAAGATCATCTGCCTCTACACCTTCGAATCTAAAGATTTTATACTCATTAGATAGCAGCTCCAGTGTCTCTTCATACTCTTCAAAGAAGTCTTTAAAGGCCTGCTTCTCTTCATCTGTTTGCGTAGCATACTTATCTTTTCGATTTTGCTTATACTCTGGTAATATACCTTTTCGATATGTCGAAGAGCCCCAATCTGCTGTAATAATAATATTACTGCACTTGTAAGACTGTGCTAAGGATTTTACTGTCTGTACATAATCGTTTCTAAAATCGTTTCTACCTGCGTGCTTCCATCTAAATGCTAGATTCAACGCATCTACTATAAGTGTTCTACCGGCTACACCGGCCATACCTTCATTAAAACTAAAAGCCACCTATCCACTCCATCTCTTCTACCTGCAACCACTCTTCCGCTACTAGCACATAACAATTTAGAAACTTAATATACAGATAGTCTTCTGTATGTTCAGGCTTATTCTCTGTTACTACAAATACCTTTGATCGGTCATATTTAAAAAATAGCATAGGCTTTTGATCGCCTCCTGCTGCTTGTACTACTACTTTCTTCCACCACCGTATCAGATTGTTAGTCTTAGGCTGTGTAAAAAGCTTATCTGATAAGGGGGAATCCTTATAGTTCTTTACTTCGATGCAATAATGGTTTCTCTGATTAGGGACATATAAGTCCCCTTTCAGATATTCTAGTGCACCGGATGCTGGTACTCGTTCAAACTTTAGCCCTGTAGCATCCCGTAACATATCTCGAACTAAGTATTCACCTCTAGCGCCTTTCGCCCTTGAGTCTACCATCCTCGTCCTCTTCTTCGTCTTCTTCTGTGTCTTGATTGACTACTTCTTCTTTAACTTCTTCCATATCGTTTCTGGCTTTTAAATGTCTCCACCACAGCCTACGTCTTCCTGCACTCATTAACGCTCCAATTTACTGATGTTGCCATCCTTAACTACCTCGACTTTCTCTAGGAGAGGGTGAGACCAACCATGAGATACAATATATGTATTCAAGTCTTCTCGTAGCAACACTTCTACTAGCTTCTCTCTGCCTGCATCGTCAAGTACGTTCGTAACTTCGTCTAGAAATAGTACATTGATTCGAGACTTGGATATACTGGTCATTAGCTTTCTGATTGCAATGAGAGTGGCTGTGTTCACTCTTGCAAGTTCTCCAGAAGATAACGCTAGAATATCTACTACATTTCCATTGTCTGTAATCTGTACATTAAGTTTATCATTTGACACTACGAACTCTAGTGTGAAACGACCATCTGAAAGGTCTGCAAGATATTCATTTGCAAGCTCTTCCAATTCTCCTACAAGATTCTCGATCTTGTATGCAAGCAGTCCATTAGTACTAAAAGACTTTTTAAGAACGTCCAAATTAGATTCTAGCTTAGTACACTCTGCAAGCTCTGCTTTTCCGCTTTCTAATTGAGCTTTAAACTCATCAGTTTGCTCTTGTATTACTTGGATTCGTGTATTTCTTTTTGTACGTCTTTCGTTCTCTGTTGTAGCGGTGTCCATCGCGCTCTTTGCTTCTGATAATCTTTTCTGAAGTTCTTCAGACTTCTCAGTAAGTGCATCTTGGTCAACAAGGCTCGAAGGCAGAGTTGCGTCCACAGATCGGAACAAGTCTTCCCAGTCTTTTTTAGCTTTTTGGTTAGCTCTAAATTCGTCATTACGCGCCTTAATCCCAGTAATCTCGGGCTTGATCTTGAAAGCCTCTGCCATTGCATTGCTTTGCTTTGCCTTGGCATCTTCCAACATCTTTTCTTCTGCTGAAATATCAATAGATTGCTTACAAGTAGGGCACTCTGCTTTAATTGACTCTAATTTACGAAGAGTTCGCCCTGCACCCGCAGCGACTGCTTGCCAAGAGCCTAGCTGTTCTTGTAAGTGGTCATAAGACTCTAGTTCGGTCATCTTAAAGTCATTCAAAGCACCTATATCTATACTATTGAGCATTGACTTATATTGATTATTTGTTGTAATTTTTTTATTTTTATCAGAGATATTTGCAATCTCTATCATTACAGAACGGAGAGCTTGTTCATCTTCAGATGTATCAAAATCTAAATCCAACATGGGTAGTATGTTGGTATCACTCAACTTATTATCATTTAACCACTTCTCAACTGTCGCAACTTTAGAACTAATTGCTGTAGACCTAGTTGATACGTCTTTAGACGCTGCTTTAAATACTTCGAATAACTCAACGTACTTTTCAAGGTGCAACAAATCAATGAGAAACTTCTTACGATTAGCGTCTGTAGCAGTTAAAAACTGCAAACTAGCATTAGTATTCTGGTATACTAGCTGCGAGAAGGTTTTAAAATCAATACCTACAATGTCTTGAATAGTCTTATAGGTATTTGTTGCGGTATGGCTCGATATATCTGCGCCATCTTTCTCTAGTTTTACTTTGATAGAGGACTTACGATTAATATCAATAAGATACCTACTATCATCTTTAGTGAACTCTAGCTGTATACTATAGCCGTCATTCACGTACCTGTTAGGTATGTCTGCCTTCTTGATGCCTTTTGAGTTCTTGTTGTACAGCGCTTCTTCAATGATTAACGGTATGGAGGACTTACCCATACCGTTAGTACCGAGGATCTGCGTTACGGTTGTATCATCAAGACTCAATTCATTATCAGCACCATAGCTAAAACAGTTACTCCATCTCAACGTTCGCAGTGTAATCATTATAAGTGCCTATTATGTCTGGGATCTTTTCGGGTTTAATTTCAAGAATGTAAGTTAGATACTCTACTAGCTCATCTGGTATAGACATTTCTTTATCTATAATCAATGTCGCTTCTGACTTTCTAACTACTACTTTCTTATCTAACAGTTCTGAGTTTTTTACTGAAGCAAGGTCTTGTATATCTCCCTCTACTTCATAGATTGTGTGATCGAAATCAGTAGCAATCATATCTGCTTCATTAGTAACAGTCTTTCGGATAAGCTGGGGGAGTATAAACTCTTCCCACATCCAGCTCCAGTCTCCTTCGTTAATAAGTAGATACCCTGTCTTTACTTTATTTCTATGAAAAGAAGTAGTCATTGGACTACCTGGGTATACTATATTCCGTTGGGTATTACTATGAGCGTGTAAGTCGCCTGCAAATACGACAGGAAAGTCGGATAGCAGGTCAAGGTCTATCTCTGGTTTAACGTGGGGCGGTATCTCGCCACGCACATGGGTGAATAAGGGCATTCTCTTATCAAAATGATCTATACTACCTTTTCTATGAAGATCAGCGTAAGGCAATATGCCATAGCCTAAGTCTTCATCTATATATGATATATCTACTATGTTTATCAAAGGGTTGATATCGCGAGACACTTGCTTTAACTGCGTAAAGAATGTCTTATGCTTTTTAGTAGCTTCATGGTTGCCATCATAAATAATAGTTGGAATCTTTACTCCACGAATAAACGTGAAGTAAAGTTCTAACTCTTCCATATTCGGAAGACGATCAAAGAGATCGCCTCCGATAATATGCATATTACACTGGCTCTCTAACTCATATATCTGCTTAAAGAACATTTGATAACGGTTTAGTGCCCACTTAACTGGGACATTCTTCTGTCCCAGCTTTATGTGCCAGTCTGCCGTATATAATATCACCCTACGTTAAACTCAGCTTCTAACGTTTCGTCATCGTTATCCTTGCCCGCGTTACGAACACGATCCAACAACTCTTTCTGTGCATCAGCAGTAGGACGTGTCATAACTTCATCCATAGACTTTAGGTCTGTAATGAGGCCTAGTTCGTCTTCGGTGAGAGCACGAGGCTTGCACTTCAATGCTTGGAGTTGGTACTCTACATTGTAAGGCAGTGGGCCGGTCTTTACTCGCTTGAAACAAATGTCCCAGCCAGTTGCAGGGTCAGTAGGATCTCCAAGGTCTTCTGCGGCAGTAATAATTTGCTCCCACAGCTTCTTCTTTAGATTTGCTACTTTAACCTTACCGTCAGTAGGGTCAATAACTTGACAAGCATAGCTCCAGCCACACTTTAGGTCTGGGTAGTACTCGCGAACCCAGTCTTGTTCTTTATTGGTAAATCGCTCAGAATTTCTATCGAAAGATAGGCATTCTAAAGGAATGTTTTTACCGTTCTCTCCTTCAATCCAATAGACATAACGTGCAAGAATGTCGCCAACTACGCGCATCTTGTTGTCTCCGTCTTTGTAAGTGAAAGTACTGATTGATGATTTCTGGGCTCCGCCCGTTTGCTTATTAAATGATAATGCCATTAGTGTATATTCTCCGGTGTGACTTCTTCGTACTTAAAGTGGATGTTTCCATCTAAGATTCCGAGTAGCCTATTTTCTGTTAAGGTATCTAGACATACAGGACTATGTAGTGTGTCTAGTGTGGTTTTTTGTGACACTATATACTCTGGCAAACTGCGTAGTGCAGCAAGCGCATAGTATACTGTAATGTCACGAGTTGAGTACTTATAAGAGTTGTATAGAAGGACGTCTGGATGCAGCAGAAAGCTGCCTCCGAAGAAGTCCATCTCAGAATATTTATAGATAGGGTCGTACTTATTCTTAGGAACACGCTTAGTTATAAGCATCTCCATAATCATAGCACAACGGGAAATGTTTCCCTCTGCCGTATCGTAAACCTTCTGCCAGTCAAATAAGAACATTATTATACATCAAAATTGGGTTAAAGTCAAGAATTATTTTTTTCAAAGTCATAATAGTCTCGGTCTATTGGTCGCTTTCCTGCATTTTCCATTAGAGGCACTGAGATTGAAACTCGGGCCGAAGCAGGGGTTGCTTTGTGAAACATTCCAGAGGGAATATATAATAAATCCCCTGGCTCTAGTATTGTATCAATTACGGGAGTGTACTTACTTGCCTCTTTATCAGTCATTGTAAGTCGAGTAGTAAACTTCTTTCTGCCAGCTACGATCTCACTCCTGGCGAATACATTATATACTTTCCAGTGTACCCTGCCTATGGCGTGTACTAGGAAGTTATCGTCTTGATCAGCATGAGTCTCGAAAGAAACCGCATTCTTCTTTCCAGAGCAGTAGAAGTGTGCGTCTGCTGCACTATTCTTGAATCTTGCTTCCAGAGCATTACCTACAGCGGACATATTGGGACTCATCATAGATGCTTTGGTAAGTATTATACTACCTCCTTCTCCCCACATTTTGCCTACTAGTTGTTTATCATACCAATCATTTTTAGTCCATGCAGGTTGAGGTCGATTATGACAATCTCCCTTTTCCATACATAGTTTGTCTCCCTTAGGGGTAATTACCTGCAACCCCGCAGAGGCTCTATCATTAGCTACGTACTGGGAGATCTGCTCCCAGCTAGTAATATTACTAAAGAAGTTTTTCTTAAAGTTGTCTCCTCTAATAACCAAAGCCTTCTTGCCTTTCACAGTAGACATAAAGGCTTCGTCTGTCATGGGGGCTATTAAGTCTTCCCATGTAAATTCAGGTCTTATCATAAGTATTTTATCTCCCAACCCTGTTTCATGTAGAACCCCATACGGTTAGAGGCCTGCTTTCTAGCGGTATTACCTCTTAAGTGTATGTCTACAACTACAGGGTCTATCTTTCCTTCTCTTAATCTTATCACTCGTCCTACAAGCTGGGTGAGTAAGGGTTCGTTGTTAACAGGTGTTCCTAGTATCAAACAGCTAAGAGAGTCTACTGATATACCTTCTGAAAATATAGACTGTGTACCATATAGTACGTTCTTATTTCCAGACAATACTTCTTCTACTAAGGCTTCACGTTCTTCATGAGAAACGTCTCCAGTCACACATACTGCTCTGTCCCCTGTTAACTCAGAACACGCCTTGAGAAAACTAACTCTGTCACTTACTACTAGAACTTTGTGTCCTCGTGCCGCATACGCTGCTGCTAACATTGATACAGTATGTCGGTACTCTTCATCGTTTGATAATTTTGTAACTCTATTTGCCCAAGGAGTTTTAGCTCCATCCATAAAGCGGATCTCCGAATGAACAGTATGCACAGTAGGCGTCATATAGTTCTCTTTAGGGGGCTGAAATAGAGTGTTACCAAAGTAATCTCTGAATACTACGTGCTTACCATCCTTACGTTCTATGGTTCCTGATAACCCTATCTTATAGCGACAATGGTTTGTATCAAGAACTTTGGAAAAGGTCGGGCTACTTACGTGATGCATTTCATCCAAGATGATAGTGCCAAACTCTTTACGAATCTTGTCTAGGTTTCGGTAAAGTGTTTGGGTATTCCCAATAACGATAGGAGCATCAAGTTCAAATCTACCACTGCCTATGATGCCAGGTTCAAAACCATAGACTTTCTTTACTTCTTTCGCCCATTGATTACGTAGAGCTACAGTGTGGGTAACAACAAGTGTTTTCTGACCTAACTTACCCGCGATTGCTAAACCTGTAAAAGTCTTTCCCCAGCTAACCCATGCGTTGATTATAGCGTTGTCTTCGATCTTGTCATAAACCTCTTTCTGGCTTGGTCGTAACTCGAACCTAAACTCAGGAAAGTCTACTGGTATGTTTACGCGCTTATCTACTATATCGTAATTGGACGGTATCAAATCAATACGACCTGCGGGTATAGAGACGAGTCCATTGCGTATAATACCCATATTCTTAATCATTAGAGGGGGGTCTAACGGGTTATGTGTCGGTATTGCATAAGTAAGTTCTTTATCTATTTTATCTTGCAATTCGGCACTACAATCCATGTATATTCTGTTACTAATTACTGCTTTCATTTTGTAGACTCCAAAGGTAGATGCCCTTATCGTGCTGTAACATCTTGTAGTTGTACCTGTCTTGCATAGTTAAGTCTGGTATATCTACATCTGTGCTCATAATAGTTTTGATCATCTCGTACACATGACCCCACGCAAGGCTGGGGAGCTTGCTGTCCATAAGACCTAGATTTAATGTAGTAATTCTACACTGTTTGCTTAGGCAGTTGTAAGTTAGATTATCTGCATAGTGATTCAATGCCGCTTTCTGAGCTGCATACATATACCCACTAGAGATATTTGGTTGAGCAGCCCTAGAGGATATATTTATTATGAGCTTACTTGTATCATTTTGCCACTCATTGAACACATACTCTAATAGCTCTACTTGTTTGAAGCCTACGTGAGCATAGTTGATAAAGACATCGTATTCATCGAGTACAACCTCGCCCCTTAGTATCTCTTCGATTCTGCAGCTAGTAGTAGAAAGAAGTCTCTCATGAAGCAAACTTGCAAGGCTACTTCTACCTGTTATTAGAATTTTCATAGTGCTCCTTTAGTAAATCAAACGAGGGCTTTCCAAAGAGAGACCCGTCTACACTACACTTATTACAAGGAGAGTTGCTTCTATCTCCTTTCATTAACTTCTTCCGTATCTTAGTCATGGGCTTACCTAGCCAAACGCTTGAGAGATCCTGCATTAGTAGGTTACCAACTACGTGCTCGCGTCCCCAGTCATTGCTACAGAACAGCACATCACCATTCCAATCTACAAACATTTTATAGAAGGGGTAGTGACAAGGCTTACCTTGTAAAGCAGTAACACTACTTTCTTCTACTCCTACCCAATCCATAACACCGCTTCTATTGTTCAAAATTAAACCATGCTTTTCAAAATCTCCCCAGTGCATACGGTACTTAAACTTACTTGTAGGGATATCTCGCATAACTTTATCGAAATGCTCCATCTGCTCTATACCATCATACAGATTAATATAGAGTAAGTCCAGGCCGCATACATCAAACAAATCTCTAGCGAGTTCGTAGGTCAGCTTATCCCCGTTGGTATTACACTCTACTGTAGCGTCCGGCAGGCTATGTTTAAATATCTGCACTATCTGAGGAAAGTCAGGGTTAAGTAGGTTCTCTCCGAACCCGCTGAGAGATATCTTGCCTCTAAAATCATTAGCAGCAAGCTCTGTAGCTATTATCAGTGCCCCTTTAGGACTCATATGAAGGTTCCTGTTGGGGAATACTTCAGGATTGTGCCTAGGGCAAAATACACAGGTTCTATTACACAACTCGGTAGTATTTACTTCTACCGTAAGTATGGAACGCAGAAGGGAATCTGTTGGATTGTTAGTCCAGTGCAGGGTTTCCTGATCTCGTCTATGTTTTAAAAAGTCATGCTGATCAACAGCTACTGTTGGGATAATCATAAGTTTAATTCATTCTTAGCTATAATGTAGTCTTTAACAAACTCAGACCTAACAATGTCTTCTACTTGGAAGTCAATGAAGGTAAAGCGTTCCATTCGTTTTAGTACACGAATAAAATCTTGTAGGCCGTTAGCCTTTAAGTCTGCCTGTCTAAAGTCTCCGCAGAACATGATTCTACAGTTCTCACCCATACGAGTGATGATAGAATCTAATTCATGAAAACTCATGTTTTGGCACTCATCAATAAGGATGACTGCATCTCTTAGTGTTATACCTCTAATAAAAGAAGTAGTCATAAAGTGTACTAAACTCTTGTTCTTCAGGATCTCATACGCATCCCCTCTTCCAAACAAGTCTATAGCAATATCTTTATAAGGCTCCTCATATACTGAACCTTTTTCTTTCTCAGTTCCCGGTAGAAATCCTATGTCTCGGGTTGGTACTGCGCTACGAATAATTACTAAGTTCTGATATTTACCCTTCGCCATATCATCGTATGCTAGATAGGAGGAGATAAATGTTTTACCTGTACCTGCCAATCCGTGCAATACTAAGTTTTTCTCTGACTCAAATGCTGTCAGCTGATTTCTGGTTAATGGTTCGATCTCCCTTAGCTCCAAGCTCGCGCCAGCGAGTGTCTTCCGTTTTTTAGCCATATTATACTTTTCTTCTAGTGTCTTTGAGTTTCGTTGCCGAATACTCATAAAGCATCCACGGTAGCTTATGCAGATGCAAAACCCCTGCCCATACCATTTCTGGGTCGGGAGGGCGTGGGATTGTAAAAGGAACAGTACTTCCTTTTACAAAAACGAGAGAGCCAGTACCTTTTTTCTCTACTCGTTTTATTTTTAGATATTTTAGTGGCAAGAACCTAGTTTTTATATAGGTAAAGGGCACGCCCTTGTTATCTATAAAGTAGCTAGTGCTTTGCTTTAAAACACCATTAGGCGTACTTATCATCTTCCTGAGAGGCACTAAATCATTGAAAGGAGATTGCAATCTTCGTGCGCCTAGTGTTGCGCCAGATTGATTCCTATCATCAAGGACTTGCCCGTCTAAGAATAGTATGCCGTCTGCCAGCTCCCAGTTTCCAGAATCTAATAGAAATATAGGGAACTCTAAATTGTGTATTGTATTATACGTTATCATTCTTCTACAAAAATGGGTCGCATCTCTACGCCCTTTAGCTCATCATCAAAGCGAGCGCCCTTCCTAGAGGAGGGACAAATTATAAACTTATAGGGGTCTTGGTTTTTTACTTTCTTAATCACCCGTAGAGACTGAGGTCTGCCTCCCTGCTTATCATCACAAACAGAGCAAGGAAGTATTGCTTTCCTCTCTCCGTTTAAAAGCCTCCATCTTATCCTGTTTAATTTATCATCGTTCTCATACATATCCATTAAGCTACGCTCATGAACATTGCCAATTATTATCTGGTACTTCCAGTCATTGCAGCACATCTGATAGTTGCCATGATAGTCTATAAAAATTTGTCTCATGGGGTGGAAGCAAGGCTCCTTAACACTCTCTTGACTAAACACGCCTGCTCTGTTATTGAATATGTAGGTAAAGTAGCCACCGTCTTCCTTGGTAGTGTCTTGTTGTGGACCTAGCTTATTCATCTCTTCTACACTGAGCGTGTCTGGCTTAAAGTAATGTTCTATACGCTTACCGTTAGGCAGCTTAACATACTTTTTTCGCATGAAGTCAGAATCTTCTTGGTTAGTATAAGTATTAAGTATTAGCTCGTCTATCTTGGCGTATACACCCCACAACTTATCTATTCTATAGCCATTTGTGGTTACTCTTACTTCCCACTTGCGTGGTTGTGCAGTAACTAAGTCTACTACTTTATCAAACTTATTATGCAGAGTAGGCTCACCCCTTCCCGCTAGTTCTATAACTCCTTTGAAATCGATAGCTCGTAGCTCTGCCAGTACTATCTCTATAGTCTCTAAGCTCATATGCTCGTTTACGTTAGGGTAGGACTTAAACGTGCGAGGACAAAAGTAACAAGTACGATTGCATAAGCCCGTCAAGTCTAGGTCTACCCTGTAGAGGTAGTGGGATACGTCTTTAGGCCCCATACATTTTCTCGAATTTACCACCGGAGTAGTCTTGGTGTATGATCTCAAAGTCACATCCGACCGGAACACCTGGGATGGAGATGCCTCTATCCATCTGAACGAAAGAAGCAAGTTTTAACATATACTCGTCTACTTCTGCATTTGGTACTTCTGCTAGGATTGAATCGTGTACAAGAGCAAAGATACGTGCACCCTTGTTGTTAGACTTAATCCAAGCATTCATATCTATTGCACCTAGTAAGTTAATATCAGAAGCAGCAGACTGCACCAGAAAATTAAGACCAGACCTAATACTATGACTTTGGATGCCCGAGTCTGTCGATGCGACATTTGGTAATCTCCTTTTCCTGCCGAAGTAACTATATATAAAGCCATTTTGTTTAATAAACTTTTTGTTATCTTCGATCCATTCTTTTAGTTTATGGAACTCTGCAAAGTAATCATCAATTACTTCTTGAGCTTCATTCTTGGTAAAAGGCTTACCACTATCTTTAGTAACCTGCTCACTAATCTTGTTTGCACCGGCACCATACATAATACCAAAGGTTACAGCTTTAGCAGCCTGTCTTTGCATACCGTATAATTCGGCTACTTCACTAGGCTCGCAAGGTAGTTTAAACACTTTATGAGCAATAGCTGAGTGGAAGTTACCTCCCGCCTTGAACACTTCAATGAGTGCTTTATCTTTTGCTAGGATAGCTGCAACATATACTTCTGCTGTTGTTAAATCCATTGCGACAATAGTATTGCCAGGGGCTGCTTTAATACAGCCTTTTACAATAGGATTGTCACGAGGGAGCTGTTGCATATTAAGCTTCCCACTAGAGCTAAGCCTCCCACTAGTTGTACTATGTAGATTAAAACCTGTACGTAACCTGCTATCTCTATCCAGCTGAGGTATGATTTTGTCCAAATAAGTATTTTTAATTTTTGATTTCTGTCTAATAGCAAGGATAAGTCTGGGGATGTCGGACTGCTGAGCCAGCTCCTCAAGAACTTCTGCATCTGTGCTATTTGCGCCCGTGCCAGTCTTCTTTCCAGTTGGAGAGAGCCCCAAGAAATCAAACAAAAGACTACGAAGCTGCACAGTGCTATTAGGATTAAAGTGTTTTCCATTAATTGTCTCGAATTTAGCAATACCTTCGTTTTCATAAAGTTTTGCTATGGCCTCATCAATCTCTTTTTGCATTAGAGTCTGAGACTTAGTTAATCGACCTACATCAAAGGGTACGCCGTTGTCTTGAACATCTGTCAAGAATCTACAGCCTGGTATAAGTATATTCTCGTACACACTACACAAGCGTTTGTTTTGTTTAATTTTTACAAACTTCTCATAGAGCAAGAAAGTACACGCAGCATCCATACCTGCGTATAGCTTCATAATATCAAAAGGAATATCGCCCCAGTTAAAGTCAGCCTTGAGGATGCCATGTTCCTTACGATACTTATCAATCCAATCATACATAGGCTTCTCGTAATCTCCATAGATTGTATACTTCATGGATAGCTGTTTCAGGCCATGTGTGCCTGGATTCTCGTCAATAAGATAGTGAAGTAGCATAGTATCTTCGAAGCGAGGAAAGTTAAAGTTGAAGTGGTACTCAAAGAACGCCAAGTCAAACTTAGCATTATGAAATACTACTATCTTCTTATCGAATAGCTCTTGTAGTAGCCGCTCTGATTCTTCGTCTAAGCACTCTGTATCTATGTAAGCACCACGATCTGCTTCGTAAGACAAGCTCAGCCCTAATACGTGACCATTTCTAGGCCATAAGGCTGTTGTCTCGGAGTCGAGTGCAACATAAGGGAGGGGTGCGTCAATAGCTGCTTGAAAGAAAGCATTGGCTTCTGCCGTATCTTGAATACCCCAAGCGTTATATGTAGTAATTACCGTGTCTTGTTTATCACCGGTGATATACTCTATAATACTCTGCTTAGAGTCGTCCCAGGTACGTTGAGCTTCTGGCTTAAATGCAAGCATTGCAGGGTTGATAACAGGTAAGTACTTCTCTTCTACTTTCTTGCCAGAGTACTCTGTTACGGAGTTAGTCTTGGTAAAGTACTTGAGTGCGTCACTACCTACTAGGATAATCCAGTCGTATGCGTCAACATCAATTTCGATGTCACAGTCTCGTTTTAGTACTTTCTTTAGGTTGGGGTCAGAGCAAAGCTGATACTGGTCAAACTCAAATGACTCATCAAACTCTGACTTAAAATTGGTTCTACTCGGTTTGGTTTCTATTAGGGCAACCTTAGCCATATAATTTTCTCTTTAAAGTGTTAACTGCTTTTTGATTTAAGGCTCCAGGATCTGTATCCTTGAGGCATATGTTTCGATGTGCTAAGCCTACTTGCTCACACATCTCCTTTACACGCTCTGCTGCGTGTTGTCCTGCATCATCTCCGTCAAAGAAAACATCTATACTATCTACTCCTTGAATGGAGAGCATCCGTAGTTTATCTTCATTGATATTCTTAGTACCAAAGGTACAAACTGCATTAGTTAGCCCTTTGTCTTGTAAATTTACCATATCGTATATACCTTCTACTAGGATAACTTTACCTTGTATTGGTACTACTATAGGGAACAAAGGCATCTTAGCACCCGCAGGCGAGATCATATACTTAGGCGTACCACCTGTAGTGTGACGCCCATTAAAGGCTACTATTCTACCTGATATATCCCTGATAGGGAAGTTTATTCTACCTATGAAGTTTGCATCGTGCTGTTGAAATGCCTCGAACCTCTTATAAGTAGCTGGCTTAATATCACGCCAGTCTCCAACGTAGGGTACTGCACCCTTGGGAAAAGACAAACCAACCGACTCTGACCTCTTATCTTTAATTTTTTTCTTTAAAAGTTCTCGTCTGAGTTGTAGTTGATTTGCCTTTTCCCCAAAGTGCGAAAAGACGTTGCCTTTGTACTCACAGGAAAAACACTGGTATATGCCTGTGATGTTGTCAATCCTCATACTAGGATTTCTATCTGCGTGCTCAGGATTAAAGCAGCTTACTAGGTAATCTGCTCCTTTCGGTATGAAATAAATGTCACGTTGTTTTAGTAGTTCTTCTACTGTCACCGACCGATATCCTTTATGTTATCTGCACTAATTACTTGGTATGCGCCCTTGTTATAAGCAGGGGCTATTGTGAATTTGGAACCTTCTGTATATGAACGGTCTGGGGCTTCGCAATCCCCGCCTATAGCACTAACAGACTTATACTCTACTGTATCTCTACGATAGGTATCTGAGTCTTCCAATGCTTGAAACTTAGGGGTATACTTACGAGGCTTAGGCAAGGCTTTCCGCCTACGACCTGAGGTTGTGAATCTTAAACTGCCAAACGTGTGTGCCATATGCGCTCCTCTGTTTACGAAGAACTATTATACTGAACTTTGGCTTACTTGTCAAGAACTATTTTAAAGATCGTGGACGTCTTCGCCCGTTTTATGGGATGAATCGTCTTTCTCTTGAGGCGTCAAGGCGGACTCGGGACCGATTTTTAGAGTATCCCAGTCCACAGTTGAGGTGAACGAATCCATGCCTCCTCTACGCATCTTCACACAGTTCAGAGTGATACAAGCATCCTCATGATCCCATGTTTCTAACGTATAGGCCGCATCAGCAGCATCTAGGATGCCTTTTGCGAAACGTGCTTCTCCACTTGCGTCTGTTTGATATGGTGTCATAACAGTACAGTTGTACTCTTGTGCCATTTCTTTGAGGGCTTTACTAACTTCTATCTGCTCAGTCCAGTCATACTGACCACCTCTATTGGGAAGACTCGACCGCTTTACTTGGTTTATATAGTCAACAATAATGATACCTACGTTCAACGGACGAACTTTTTTATCAAGCTCGGCACGAATCTTAGCAAGGGTCAAAGAAGGTTCATAGATAACGTCAAGTTGCTGAGTCGGGAGGAGCTCACCTTCTTTAAGTCTAGTATGAAACTTACTAAAATCACGATGTTGTTTATATTCTTTCAAACGGTCTTGTCCCAACACGAAGCGTTCAGACCACCAGGTAGCTACCTTATCCCATTCAACAATACTAAGATTCTTAGTACGCAGACGAGAGAAGGGAACACCAGTGGCGATTGAACAGCACCGCTGTATGATATCTCTGCTATCCATCTCAATAGTGAAATACATAGCAGATTTACCAGAAGCGATAACACTGTTAGCAATGTTTGCACATATAACTGACTTACCAGCTCCACGCTTACCACCAACCATTACAAGATCCTTGGGAGAAAATTGTACTGAGTGGTCGTACTCGGCATTAAGTCCGAGAGGTATGTACTTAGCTATATCTTCTTCTGGTTCAAACAAGTCAATACGTTGCATACTTTCTTGTGGATCTTCCAAATCAACTCTACCTTCTATGTCTAAGACAATTTGATGTAGGTGATCGACAGACTCTTGTGCATCCTCAAACGCAACAGAGTTATCAATGAAATCTTCCAATGAATCCAGAATTTGTTTTTGAGTATACTCGTTCTTCAGATATTCGAGAAGCATATATGGTTCTGAATCGACCTGAACGGCCTCAACAGCATATAATTTATCTCTAGTATCTGAATCACGGATCTCAAGTTTCAGGTCTTCAATCGAGGGCATCTTATGAAATGTCTCGCAATGCTTTTCAATAACCCCGTAGAGGCTATGGTACTCTGCTGGCATATAATGCTTGTGAGTAACAGACCAAGTCTCAAAGTCTTGGACGGTCAGCACTTGCTTTATAAGCGCACTTGCAATATTCAATGAGATTCTCCCGAAATCATTACCTGAAAAAGTGAGCAGACCCCGAAGAGCCTGCTCGTTGAAACTATACTAGATAGTTATTAGCCAGCTGCTTTAGCAGACTTGGCCGCGCCATCATAGTCGGCGGCACTAATGCCTCGACGAGTTAGCATAGTCTTAACGCCACGAGCAGTTTTACCAATTGACTCAGCAATTGCTTCAACAGTCATGCCACCGATATCAGAAAGTGAGGCCAATGGATCTTCTTTAGAAGCGCCTTTGGTAGTTTCCTGACGGGGGATAGCGTCAATGTCACCAGAGCGAAGCAAGCTAAGAGCTTTACCACGTACTGAGTTGACAGAACGATCAAGAGCATCAGCAATAGCTTCAACAAATGCACCGTCTTGAACCATACCAACAAAAGTTACTTCTTCTTCTGGGCTATACGTGCGTACAGCTTCGACTTTAGGAGCAGGCTTTACATGGCCGGTTAGTTCCATAGACAAAATCTTGCCTTGGATTGACTTAGCAGAAAAGTGACCATCTTCAAAATGACCCGCGATCTCAGCATAAGTATATTCACCACTGTTGTCTGCAACGAATGCAGCTAGAGTAGCTTCTTGAGCATCAGTAAAGGCACGGGTAGCACCGGCTGAAGCTAATTCTACATCAAAGCCCATCTTTCGCAGTTTGCTAGAGATAGAACGAGTAGAGGTTTCAAGCTGGTCAGCTGCTTCTGCAACAGTAGCTTGTGTAATTGGGCTTTCGCCACCGACAAAATCGGTTAGTTGAGCTGTACGCTCATCAGTCCACTTAGGTAAGGACATATTTTTATTCTCCAATGAATTCTAAAAGGTTAGTTACAATTTGAACGCCAGCATCTCTGGCCTTCTTGGTTTTTGCGGACTCTATTCCGCTTTCGTTTACTAGGATTGTTACATCCTTTGTTAAGCTAGATTTGTGACCATATCCAACTTCTTCAAGTGCCGCGTGAGCCAAAGCCTTAGTTTTATAACTAACCAGCTTACCTGTGATACATACTGTACCCAGAGCTGTAGGCTTGCTACTAGGAGCGTCAAACTTGAAACTAAATGGTAGATTACCTAGCAGGTAGAACTCTTCGTCTAGCCATGCTAATAGGTTGGCTGTAGACTTCTCACCTAGGCCAGCCTCTTTACAAGTATCGTAGTCTATTTCATCAATATCTGTACAAACTTTTGATAATTTTGCTGATGCTGTTTTGCCTATTAGTGGAATACTAAAAGCCGGTAATAGCACATTTAGAGGTGCACCAGTGGAACGCTGAATCTCAGCATACAACTTCTCGCCTAGCTTCAAGGAGCCAAGACCTTCAGAGCAGTCATCTAAATCTAAACGGTACAGCTCATCAAGAGACTGAATATCTAGTTTTTGTACTGCTACTGGGCCAAGACCTTTGATCTTGAGGGTACTAGCGAAATGCTCCATGAGCTTCGATATCTTTGTTCCACAGGATGCGTTTCTACAATATAAGAGTTGATTGACTACTTCTAACACCGAACTACACGAGGGGCAGTTTGTTGGGGCTTCGATTGTGGTCATTTAGTTTCCTCTCAAATTGAATATGTATTATACGGAACTTTGGGTCTGTAGTCAAGAACTATTTTTGCGAAGGTAGCAATCAATCTATGCGTCTTACGACACGAGGTATGATCTCTCCTGAGCGTATTACTTCTACACTACAACCTATCTCAAGGTTGAGGTCGCGTATATACTCAATGTTGTGTAGTGTAGCCCTAGCAACAATCGCATCACCAATCGTAATCGGGGACAGGATTGCTACAGGACTTACAACCCCACTCTTGCCTATCTGCCATACGACATCTAGGAGAGTAGTCTCCACGCCAGTGGCTTGTTCTTTAAGAGCAAACGCACCGCGAGGATGTTTAGCAGTGTGACCCAAGTCTCTAAACTTGTTGCCATCCCATAACTTGTATACTGTACCATCCGTAGGATAGCGAGTACAATCGAACAAGGTTACAACATTAAAGCCACAACCATGACGAAGCCAGTTCATCTCCTCAGAGTAGTTATCATAAAGATTACTACTATCATAGGCTACAAAGACCAAGGGCCTTTGCATGAACTCTTCAAGACCCTTGAGTCCTTTAAGTCCGAGAGATCCCGAAGCAAAGTTACGAGAATTTGTAACACTACTTGGAGCAACAACTTCACCTGTAATCTGAACAACACCTGAGTACTTAATAATATTAGGTACTAAATGCTTCATCTTATCAGTGATGTCTCTACCATGTATGCCGTCACCGCGTGTTAACGCTAACGCTAACTCACCGTTGACATATAGAATAGATACTGCTGCTCCATCTAGTTTAGGGGATACTATGCATTCAAGAATGTTAATCGGAGCTTTAGTAATGTCAAAACACTTCTGCAACGAATACATTTGGTATGTATGTGGCACTGCATCAGTAACCTCATACCCAACTGTCGTGTAGTTATGTTTAGTTGCTAGGAAGTCAAACTCCGCATCTGAAAGAAGAGGAGTACCTTCGTAGTATAACTTACTTGCCCGATCTAAAAACTCTCGCATATTATTTCCCTAAATAAGAAAGTTTATTATACGCAGTTTTAAGATAAGAGTCAAGAACTATTT